CGTCAGCCGTATTCCATGGCTCGAATTGGTTAGGAGCCGTCACAACGCCTGTCGGCGTGTCGCCGCCAAAACCGCCGTTAATCGCTCGGTTGCGAATGACCGATGCCACGGCAGTCTGCCCGGTCGGACCTTGATTTCCAGCCTCGCCCAGAATTGTTGCAATCATCGCTTGCCGGTCAGCACCGGACGGGGGGTCAAGTGGCGACGGTTCGTCGTTGCTGTAAATCTTGCCGGTTGTCGGCGCGGCAGGCGGCGGATTCATCGTCGGAAGATTGCCAATCGGCGGCGTTGCCGTAACGGACGGCGTGGCAATAGATGTGGTGGCGGGCTGGCCGGTGATCTGCGGCTTCAAGAAGTCCGGGAGGGATGCATCGCCAGCCTTCTGCGCTGCGTCGGCCTCACCCATCATCGAGCGCGCGATAAGTGCCTGACCAATCGCATTCAGCCCCTCACCCACATTCTTAGGGGCCCTGCCGAGCATCTGCGCCGCGATCAGATTGGACATCTGACGACGCTGCGCAATGGTCTGCGGCGTCTCGCCTTTGGAGGGATCGAAGGCAAAGCTCAAAGACATCTTAGGCGGCTCCCATCAGGCCAAGTGCCTTGTCATAATTCACCGCGAGGAAGCCGGACGGCGTGACCGCGACAGCCTCGGGCTTCTTCTTCGCGACCTCCTGTGCCATCAGGCCGATCTGAGGTTCGTCGCTGCCTTTATATTTGTAGGAATACAAATTCTGTCCGTCGTTGGTCTTGCCGATCTTCTTGATATTCTTCTTCAGCCGCTTGTCGCTGTATTTGTAGACACCAGCGGCACCAAGGCCGAATAAGCCGCCCATCAACGCATTCTGCTGCTGCAACTGCGTTTGATATTGCGCCTGTTGCTGGTTGAAGTTGGTGTTAATGATGCCAGCTGTGTCCGTGGTCGGAATCGTGGTCTGCGGGGTGGCTCCAAATGTCGGATTGCTCACCTGCGATCCTGACATCAGCGCCGTGATTTCATTGATAGGCTGATTGCGCGTCGTGACCGCCTGCTGGAATGCCTGCTGGTTGCCATTCAGGTAAAGCTGGTTATAGGCGTCGTTCTTGCCCTGCTGGAATTGATCCATCTGGGCTTTCCATGCGGCAGAGCCGGGCTGAATGCCCTGATTGGCAAGTTGCGTTGCGAGAGCGTCGGACTCACGCGCAAAACGCGGGTCAAGCCTGGAAGCACCTAGCGAATCGATCTTGTCCTCAACCGCCTTGTTCGCAGTCGAAGGATCGAACGGCGTGTTGAGCAGCGACCCGATTTTGTCGGACTGCTGAACACCGATATTGCCAAGGTTCTGCTGCGTTTGATTGTTGAGGTCGTAAAGTTTTTGCTGATCAGGCGAGAGCGTCGTGGTCTGCGTATAGTTCGGAATGTCGTAGCTCTGCCCAGTATAGGGGTCAGTGAATTTTGACGTTCCGGTCTGGCTATACGTCAGGCTGCCGTTAGGGCCGATCTGATTGACATTGTTCAAGCTTGCATTAGCAAGCGCAGTCGCAACGTTGGTGCCGGTAGAGGCCGCTGCAGTTTGCTTGGGGTCCGGCGGGGCGGGAGCAGATGGCGCACACATTTTAGCAGCCCTCAAAAGTATAGATCATTGAGTGAGCAGCATGTTTGAACCCCATGCGCTCCCAGATTTTTGCAACACGCAAATCGGTAACAGCCGACACAAGAACTCGCTTCACGCAGCGCGAACGCAGATCAGACAGGATAAACTTGGCAAATCGCCGCCCCACTCCATTGCGATGATCTTTAAGCAGAAAGATCGTGTCTTCCTGAGCGATGAATTCGCCATTGTGCATGTCGTTTGTCAGGTAAATGTTGCTGTATCCAACCGCGTCGCCATTCCCATCGCGGACCACATAGTTGACGATATGTCCGGCGTTCCAGCCTTTGATGTACTCATCGATGCGCGGATTGAAGTTAGCGACCGCAATCCCATCCCTCGCGAGTCTCGCCTGCATTTCGCGATAATGAGCCGCGTAGAGCGGGAATAGCTCCTGTAGGGTGACGGTGCCGTGTTCGATGGAGAACCTGTACTCCATCACGTCACCAGATCGCCTGTCGTGTACGTTACGTCAGTGCGGAGGATCGTCGCATCGAGCGGGACAATACTACCGGACGTGATCTGCACGGCGGGAGCCATCGCATAGCCCGTGTTCGGTGTTGAATGCCAGTTGGCAGAGGTCGCTTTCGTCAAGCCTTGCCCCCAGATCGCAGCGCCCCACACACCGCCATCCCAGACATTCGAGGTCGGCGCGAGAGAACCGGACGGAGCAGATGGCAGATTAACGTCAAACTCTGCATGCATCGAAAGCTGTTCATTGAGCGGGGCGAACGACTGCAACACCGCTCGCGACATTCCCGCCGTCTTAGTGGTAGGCACTCCAAAGTCGCTAAACAGCGGGACATACGTTCCCGTGTAAGGCTGCCCAAGGTCGGTGCCGGTCACATTGGCTTCGATCACTTGCGCGCCGGTTGAGCCAAAGAACAGCCGGTTTTGGAACACGGTCATGCAGTTGCTATTCCAGCCGGTGAATTTGCCCCATCCTCCGGTCCGAAGATTGACGACATACAGAACGGGGGCCAAGTTGTTCACGGTTGGCGGATTAACAACGGCGATCTGACTTGCGGTCCAAATCTGGCATCGCCACGCAGCGCCAAACCGCGCCGAAACTTCGCTATTCCAGATAGTTTCGATCTGGGCCGAAACTGCAGATGCCGAAAGAACAGAGAAGTCTTTTTGCAACGCCGACGAAAGCGGCACTAAGCCAATATCCGTTGAAACAACGATGTCACCGCCAGCGCGGAAATGCGCCTCTGGTCCAAGAGGCTTTCCAATGCGATAGACGCCGACCTTTGACCATGTTGATGCTGTGCTGGGGTCGGTGCCTTGATATACTGCGACCTCCCCCTCCGTCGTGAAGAATGCGCAGTATTCCTGCAAACCGCCCGCGCCGGTTTCGAGCGACCATGCCGAACCGAACAGGAGCGATCCGCCAAGATTGAACACGCCGCCAAGTGGCAATTCCACAGCGGCTCCACCAATCGAAGCGGCCGGGAGATACCACGCACTGAGGCTGTCTTTCTCAACGAGAAACAATCGTTGCTGGTGCGTCCAAACATACGAGAGTTTCGTCGGGTCGGTAATTCCGGTGATCGCTGGCGTTGTAGCCCATGTCGCACCGTCATAAACCTGCGGAGTATCCACTCCATTGACTGCCCGCAGAAACACGCCGCCCGGTGTAGCAAACTGCACCACGGACCAATTACCGCCGGTCATGCCGCTAACTGCGACAGGTGCCCGCGTAATAGACGGGATCAGCTTGTCGCCCGTATCAGTCACGAACTCGTTCCCGAGCCCATCCGTGAAGTAAGCCTGCGTCGTGGGTGTTGAAATATCAAAGATGCCAGCAGCGGTCGCTGCGAACATCTTTTCATTGTTTCCGTTCTTGTAAGTGAACAGCGACAAAACAGCCTCAACGCCGTCAGATACGATCTGATAGAGCTGCGAGCCACGCCGCAACAGCGCGTCCGTCGCGCGAGGGATGAAGTTCTCAAGCACCAGCGCGCCGCCCGGAGGCGGTTGTGCCGGATTGGCGTTGGCAATAATGCCAAGCGTCGGCGCAGGGATCGTGTACGGCTTATAGGTAGCTGGCTTTTGTGCCGTCTGTCGTGCGGTAGCGCGGCCTGTCCTGATCATGGAGATCGGATTCCATCATCAAACTTGGCGTAATCTGCAATCGCGGCTTCGTACTCCGCGAGATAATCCTGAAAGTCCTGCCCAAGCTGCCGACGCCAGCGCCAGATCGTGCCTTGCGTCATCAACTGCTCAGGGACAAGAGGAACATCGCCGTCATTTGACCACTTCGCGCCTGTCGGCCCCCATGCATCGCTCTGATAAGTGACTGTCGCGGTGTCTGCATATGCGAGGTACGGATAGAACGCGATCGATCCTGCTTTCAGGCGGGCAAATCGCGGAATGCCTTGGATCGGAGTAAGGCTATTCCATTCATCCGACGACAGCCCGGTACGGATCGGAACGCCGGTCGAGGTCATGACTGACAGGCCGGGGATTAGCCGCAGAAAGTCATTAGGCAGAGACAAAGCAGTCGCCGTGCCATCACCCACAAGCGTCACGGTCTTGCGCAGGCCCGTCCAATCGGCACGTCGCGCTAATTCATCTCCCGTTTCTGCGGAGAACACCGCAATCTTGACCGCATTCTGGTCGTTGTTATTCGCCAGAACAGATGATGGGGCTTTGACGCCGACGTTCGCGGAGACATTTGCGGCGATGGACAATAAGCTCATGGGGTACAGCCCTGAACGCGAACTGTCGAATTAGCCCAGCGCGCCCGCTCATCTCCCGTGCGCAATTCAGACATTGCGCCATCAAGTAACGTCTTTGTGGCTGTCGCTAGATCAACGTCCTTGAGGAATTTTGCCGCTTCCAGCCCTACCGCATAAAGGTAGACATCGGGGCATTCCGCCAGCAGCCAGTTAGTCGTTGTCGGACCGGCTGTGAGGGTCGGCAGCTTGGCGTAATATTGAATGTCGCGGTCGCCGGAATAGCCGCTGATGTTGATGTTCGTGCCATCGATCGAATATTTCGAGTACATCGACCCGATACGGCGCTGATCCGCAAGCTGCGTTGCGCGCATCGGATTATTGAAGGCGTCGAATACCGTGATGATTTCCAGGAAGTCAGCAGGAAGGGGTGCCGCGCCATTGGCAAAAGTCAGCGTGGCATAGGTGACTTGCTGGCGCGTCCGTAGTTCCTTGTTGAGGTAGGTTTCGGCCTGCTGCACAAGACGCGGCATCACGTCCGACAGACTACGATTGCCGACGTGATCGCCAATGGCAACCCGAAGATCGAGATAGTCGGCAAGAGCGGCCATTAGACCGAGCCCTCCGTGGTCCGCCATGCCCGGTTGTTGCTATCGTTCAACCAACGCGAGACAAACTTGTCATCGCCCTGCTGCTCGGCGGTATGTAACTGGTCGTAGTAGACATTGAGAGGCACGGACGCGATCCTGTTCCAATCGCCCTTCCACGCCTTTCCCGCCTCATTGCGAACGGCGGCATTTCCGGCAATCGTGGCTTCAACCGGATAATCCGTGCGAACGACGGTTTTCTCACCGTCGAACATCGCCCAGACAGTTCGGCCCGATTGAGGGTCCCAATCGATCAAACGGAAATCGCCGTCCTTAATCATTAGTCGGCTTTCTTCGCCCGGCGCAGCGCGCCTTTCTCAGCACCATCCATGGCCGCCTCAACAGGGATAGAAATTACCGTGCCTGCCGGATGACGCTCTCCGTCCGCGTCCCAAAAGTCGCGGAGAATTTCAACGTCGATCATTGGTGAGTTCGTTTTTTCAGCCATATGCCCTCCAAAGAAAAAGGGTCGCCGAAATGGCGACCCTCGTTAGCGTTGTGATTGACCTAGATCAGGTCGAAGCGGTTAATCCGAACAGATCGGCAATGACGCCGATGCCCTTCTCGTTTTTCACCTTGAGGCAACCCTCACCGATGATGACGAACTTTTCGGCATCGCCGGTTTTTGCCACACGCGGGTCAGTCTGGATGTTGCGCAGCCACATCCATGACAACATCTCAGGATCGAGCAAGAAGGCATTCTGCGCAACAGCCGCAGAGGTCGCCTGAACCCGGTTCGGCATGATCTTCACGCGGCCGAACGGACCTTCGTAATAGTCCGCGTTGGACACGATGGAGTTGTCCTTGCCGCTATCCACCGAATAGCGGAAGTTCGCCACGTTGCTGTTCGACATGAACGTGACGAACACGCTCTTGACGTATGGCGACACCGACACGGACTTGAAGTTAGCGCCGCTGTTGAACCCGCTCTGCATCACGCCATCCAGCAACGCCTGGGTGAACGCGCGCTGCGTTCCCGGAGTTGCCGCAACCGTCAGGCCAGTGCCGGAGTTGTAGCCGCCATTGGCACCGGTCGCACCGCGCGAGACGTTGGTGACAGCCCAAGACGGCAGGCCACCAGAGACGCGGGACGTACCGCCGACAGACGCCACGTTCGAGACGATGGCGAATTCCACGTCTTTCTTGAGTTCGCGGCCACGCATGAGCTTCTGATACTTCAACTGCTCAGCCCGGCCCGCGTTGTCCACGGCATCCTGCGTAGCCGAGACGATACCCGTCTTGCGCAGAATCTGGGTGTAGTTGCCCATGCGCGCGGCAGGCGTCGAAGCGGAGAACGCATATTCATCACCTTCGGCCTGCACGTTTGATGCGGGTGCGTTGAGGTCGATGGTTTCCCATTCGGGATGAACGCCCTTGGCTCCTTCGGTACCAATGGCGGTCAGAATTGGGGTATCTTCCGGCGTGATGCGAGACACCACGTCAGACAGGGTTTCACGATTGCCCTTCGCACTGGAAGTGACGAAGGTATTTGCGAGAGCGGCCATTATGGCCTCCTATGAGGATGAGGTTTCAATCAAAATCGATTGCCATTGCGTCGGCCATCGATCCGGTTTTCGCCAACCGCCTCATTGCGTCCTGATTAGCCCGCTGCTTGCCAGCAATCGGCGCTTGCCGTTTTTGCTGTGCCATCGGCGGGACATTCGCGACCTTATTGGTCGCCTTTGCCTGTGCCTTTTCCGCCGCCATGCCGAGCTTGGCGTAGTACGCCAGCTTGAACATGCGATGGTCGGTCACACCTTCCAACTCCTGCTGCGAATAACCAAGATCACTGGCGACGCGCGAAACGTCGTCAAAGAACTTCTTTCGCGTTTCAGGCTTGGCAGTCTGCGGGAATGCTTCTGCGAGCTTGGCGTTTTCCGACTGCAACAGTTCGGATCGCTGCTCGGCCGTGAGCTTGTTCACCGCCTCTTTCGGGGCTTGGGCTTGTTCGATCACAGACGCCACTTGCGCCATCATCGCGTCGTGCATGGCCTTGTCGGCAACATACTTGCCGGGATCGGTCATCGCTAGACTTGCATCAGGTGCCGGGGGTATCTGCTTAACCAGGAGGTCTGCAATGGCGTTCACGGAAGCCGTGACGCGGGTTGACAGTGCTTCCAGGTCGCGGCGCTTGTTGCCGAGTTCCTGGGTTTTAACGCGGTAGTCCCGATCCTTCATGTAGCCGGATTTAAGCTCGCTCAGCGGGAGCTTCTCACCCTGCACATCAACGAGAACATCGTCCTTGACGGTTTGCGGTTGATCCTCTGCGGATTCCTCAGCGTCCGTGGTTTCAGTCTCGCTGGTGTTGTCGGTATCGGCGGTCTCTTGGGCCTCATCGCCCTCACCCGTTTCTCCGTTGTCATCGGTTCCGCTTTGCTCGGCTGTTTCGTTATCCTGCTTTTCTTCTTCATCCGCAGGGTCGTAGAAGTCGAGATTTGACGGGTTGTCGATGTCGGTCGAGAGGTTGGCCTGAACGCTTTCGACAGCCGAAACTGCCGAATTGGCGGGTGCCGCTTCGCTTGCCATAGTCAGTCCTTTGGCTTGGATTGCCGGTTAGGCCGGCGCCTGCCTGCGCTTGGTCGATTGGTCCTCTTTAGCGAGGACTTCAACGCGGGAGCGCAAGTCACGAATGGCCTTGACCGACGCGAGATGCGCCTGTCTGGCCTCATGATCAGTTGGATTGGCGTAAACTGCGGCATTCACCGCAGCCGCCTCTAGTTCGTCCATCAGTTCGCCATAGAGCGGGATGGCGAGGATTGCTTGTGCGGAACGAGAGCGTTCGTCAGGGGTCATATGACCGCGCGCCCCATTTGGACACGGATGCGGGGCCGATAATCGATCTTGCGCCAACAATCGATGTCCGAACCATACCGGCCGTTGTATCGTCCGATGAACTGATCATAGATCATGCCGTCCTCGAAAAGAACGGCGACCGGCTCAGTCGCTTCCCCATCAGGGCAGGCCTGCCATCGGCCGCCTTCTTCCTTCAAGATAGCGAGAGGTTCTGCGGACGCCCTAACAACGCCGAAGGTGCCATCGGGTATAAAAGGGCGAATCGTAAAAGTGCATGGCGCTACTCTCATTGTGCTCTAGCCTCTTGCTTGCGATCTTGCTCAAACGCCTTGCCGATCGATGCCGCTTGCGCCTGCTGGATGCCGGCCTCTCGATCCTTCTCGGCGTTAGCGTCGGCACGATCCATTTTCTCGCGCTCAAGCTGCATGTTGGCTGCGAGCTTTGCAGCCTCAATCCGCTCGTTTGAGGCGATCTTCTCGCGCTCAAGCGCCAGCTTGTCCGTGTCGGCTTGAGCCTTCAACGTCGCCTCATGCATCCGAGACTGCGTTTCTTTCTCCAATTCAGCCTGCTTGATGACCAGATCGGCGTCTCGCTGGGCAGCCTCTTTCGAGGCGTCCTTCTGCATGTCTTTGTCTTTGAGCTGCATCTGAATTTGGCCCTTAGCCTGTTCGATCTGCAACGCGCCTTGCGTCTTTTCCTGCTCAGGCGACGGCTTGTTCTGCTGCGCTTGCAACAGCGCCTGGATTTCCTGCGGATCAGGTTTGGTGAAGTACATATCCGGCGATTTCAGCCCCGCCGCCTCCACCACCTTCGACACAGCGTTGTAAAGCTGATCAGGTTTCACGAACGGGTTATTTGGACCGAACGCGGCTAGCAATTTCTCCTGCAACTGGATGACGAACTGCATCATCATCATGTCGCGCTCACGGGTACCGGCACCGAGGCCGGTATTGACCGTGCAATCCATGTCCGCATTCCATGTGCGCGGATCGAACTCCACCCACTGGTTGCGCAGCCTCACCATGCGCGGCTTGTCCTGATGCTGAATAATCAGCTTGAGCAGTCCGCGAAACACTGGCTTGAGGCAGTTCGCGATGGTCCTGACCATCAACTCAGTCTGGCCGATGCCAGCCTGCTCGACCATGGCCGACGCCTTCGCCGTCATGTTCTGCAAGGCATCCGGGGCCATGCCGCTGGAAGCGTCAGAGATGCCCGTGCGGTCGTGCTTTTCCTCATCGAGGTAGGACAGCATCTGATAGGATTTATCGGCCACAAACGGCACGACGTTGAATCCTAGAGCTGCCCTGACATCCAAGCCCGGCTTGACCCGGATCGGTAGGCCAAACACCGGATTTGTCACAGCCTCCGGGTTGACAATCTGGCCTTCCTGCACAATCGGCTGCTGGTTGTTCTGCCAGTAGAGATTATCCAACGTCTGACGCAGCAGCACCGTCTTAATGCGCTGGATGTCCTCCGTATCGTCAAAGACTGAATTTCCTTCCCACTGATGGGTGCGACGTTCGCAAACGATATCTGCGTAATTGATTTCGTCCCACGGCTCATTTTCGAGCATGTAATCGGCTGTTAGACCGCCAGCAAACACCATGCGGCGAAGTTCAGCAATGCCGTCGCCGTCCACATCCAGCCGAACCAGCAATTCGTAGTACTCGATTTCCTGCATCGACTTCGACGCCGGATCATCACGAATCCACACATTGCGACGCCGCGAGATTTCCTCGGCATCCTGCTCCGTTGTGTTGGAGGTCGCCATCGGCAGGGCTTCGACCTTCTTGCGGTCGTAACCCATTGCAACGAGGTCCGAACGGCGAATGCGGTAGTTCTCGCCAATAATAGGCGAGTCCAGCATCGTCAGCGCGTCGGGATGCATCAAGAAATGCTCTGGCGCGACAGATGCCAGTTTTGGGCGCGAGCATGTTATCTGACGTTTGATCTTGACGTCATGCACGGTGAATTGCGCTTGCGAGCCGTCCGGCTGGTCTATCTCCTCATCGCGCGCGGTGTGCGCCAGCACCGTGACATCGTCGTCACCGACAAGCTGGGCAAACGCCATGTCGTCAAGCCCGGTATGCTCCGAATACTTGACCTCGATTTTCTTTTCCTGCCACCACTTGATGATGCCGTTTCGCAGCGTCAGGGCATCGTTAATGCCATCATGTATGGCTGCCGGGCCATCACTCTCCGGGAAGATGAGATAATTGACGTAATCCGTCGCCTGCTCGGCCTGCGCCTCGTCGCCCTGCGCGTTTGGCTGATATTCGACAACCTTCTCATTGCCGAGAATGATCCGCACGACAGACGGCAGAACCTTCTTGATCTCGCTGCGCACATCGCGCGAGACGACCTTCGAGCGGCCATCATCACTCGGCGTGTCGTTCATGATCCCGTCGCAGTATTCCTGCG